TTCAGGTGGGTTGAAGGAGACTTTAATACCGTGGGTAAAATACAAATAAGTAGGGATAAGACTACTTGGCAAGACCTTACCCCTTCTATTTCAAATACTCTTAAGGTACAGGCTTACTACGCTAAACTTGAGGATGCGCCTACAACTGCTCCAGAGGGATACATCATTATGGTTGGTCCCTTCTATGATGAATCTGATGCACCTAAATATGAGTTGTATATTTATCTTAATAGTGGGTGGTTTGACGTAGGTTCATTCCAGAGTATTCAGTCTGGTATTACAGGAAAGATTGATGAGAAGTCTCTTGATAACTCTGCGGTTGTTCCCACATCAGAGGCTGTGATAGATTATGTAGCTCCTTTGAAAAAGAGGGTTACAAAACTTGAGGAACAGCTCAGTGGTCTTACCATTGAGAAGCCTATGAGTGAATCGGACTTTGAGAATAAACCTACCGAGGAACTAAAGGACGAGAGCTTATACTTCGTGTATGAAGATGATAATGAAGAAGTGTAATGGCACTATTCTATAAGAATAAAGAAATAACAGCTGTTTACTATGGTAAGAAAGCCATAACAGCTATATATAAGGGTGGTAAAGTAATCTGGGAGGCAGCTCTTAGAATTTGGAAAGGCACCCAAATATGGAAATCAAGTGAAACTTGGAAATACTAATTAATATATGGCAAGTCTAAATTCAGACAAAGGACCAATTACTAGCCTTGACCAAGCTTGGGAAGGACATACTCACTATGAGGTTGAGCAGTTCATTAAGGACCAGATAGAAGAGCTGGGAGGTCAAGTAGTAAGGTCTAAGATTTCTCTTGCAGTGGATGGTAACTCTATTAAATCCTTTCTAAGTGGGGCTGAAGATGTAACTTTTGGTTACACTGTGACCTATACTAAGGATAATGTAGATATGACCTCCTGTAAGATTAGAATCTCTGTTGGAAACAGAGTTGTTTATAATGGAGATACAGTTGCAGGTTCTCTTGTTAAGTCTCCTAACATTGCCTCTTATCTAAATGCTCTGAGTGATTCTGTAATCTATGTTACTCTGAGAGCTTATGACATTGATGAGAATGGGAATGAGACAGCATTCAGTACTGCTAGAATTACCTATAATAAGCAAATAGCGACTACTTCAAGTACAACTGCGCTTGGTACTGTGGACCCTCGTACTCTATCTTTCAATGTTAATTTCACTACTGAAAAAGCTACACTCTTTGCAGAGTTCTACGATGCCAGTGGTTCGGAGCTTATTACTACTTCCTCTAGAGAAGTTTCCTCTAGAGGTCAGGTAACTATTAGTGTTCCCACCCTTGCAAAGGGTGCTCACGTAGTAAAGGCCTACCTTGTACTGGATGATACTGATGAAACAAGGGGTAACACTGCTAGTACTACAATTGTTAGTACCAATGGTGCTGTGGATGGGGACATCTTCATTGTGATAGGAACTGTTACAGGTGCTAAGGTGAATGACTACGTAGATATTCAATTCTCAGCCTATGTACATAGAACAGCTGCTACAGATAGTGAAATCATCCCTGTTGCCATGGAGGAACTTTCAGGAAACAGGTACACTACTAAGGCTGTAAGAAGGGTGGCTAATGGTGCTATGCAGACTTGGCACTATCTTGTTAAGTCAGACCTTGTAAACCTTAGAATTGGCGTGCCCAATGTTAAGGAGAATGGTGACCTTGACTATAGTGCTATGGGTAATCTGCAGTTTCAGGGAGAACCCGTTGCATTTTCATTTGAAGCAGTTCAAAGTACAATTAACTGGATAACTCCTGAAGGTACCTCAGCATACCTAACTGCACAGAACAAAACAAATAATGACTATGACATTGGTACTTGGGCTGACGGTGATAAGTCTTTCATGTTTGATGATGTTCAATGGAGTAGTGCTGGTAGTGGATGGAGAGATATTAAGTTCAGAGATGGCGCTCCTGTGGATGATACATCTGTCAGTGATAATGTATCAACCGCCTTACATCTTGTAGGTACAAGTAGAGCTTACATAAAAGATTTCTATCCTTTCTATGATACTACTGAGGCTGCGACCCTATCTGGTGGAGGTATCCTTGCTAAGGGTAGGACATTAAAAATGTCCTTCATGGTAAGGAATGTAAGTAATCCAGACGAGAAGGTCATAGATTGCTACGATGAAAGAACCAGAACTGGTTTCTATGTTACTGGTAATGCCATATACATTAATCTTGGTGAGGAGTTGGTGAGTCTTCCTGAAGAAAGTCAGGCTAAGGCTGGACACAATGCAAGAAGATTCAGTTCTGACACAAAGATGGACCTTACTATTACAGTACAGCCATTCTATGAAAATGGTTCTGAAACTAAGCATGAGCTGAGATATTATATCAATGGTGAGATTGCAGGTTTTGCTGTATTAGAAGCTACAAGTCTATCTCAAGTAAATCCTACTCTGCTTAAATTTGGTGGTAGTGGTGCTATCTTGGATTTATTTGATATAAGGTATTATGAGAGGGCTCTTAACTCATTTGAGGTTCTTCAGATGAGAACCATGGACCTTGATAGTTCAACAGAGATTGCTGCTACATTTGAGAAGAATAACTTCTACGATACAGATGCTGAGGGTCTTCCAGTAATCACTCTTGCAGAAGCTATAGAGTATGGTAAGTACTTAGCTTCGCAGGGTAGGGTTGATTTTGCTGTGTGGGCTTGTACCAACCTTTGCAATGGTCCTGAGTACATAGGCAACACTAAAACTCATTCTACTAAGGCAGAGTCATTCTACTTGTATAAGTTTAAGCAAGATGAGGAAGGAAAGGGCATAATTGACCCCGAACATACTATATTTATAGAGGCTAGAGGTATAGATGAGAGCAAGGCTGAATCTTATCTTAGGGTGAGAAGACAGGGTACTTCTACTGCATCTTCTACTAAAGGTAACGTCAGGGTTGATGTTAGAGGTGAGTGCCTGGTTCACAGGTATAATGCTTCTACTGGCAAGTTCTACGAGAATGATGGTGACCCCAATCATTGCTATTCAGTTAAGAAGAAAGCTAAGATATGGAATATCCCTAATGATAGAACTATCCCTTGTCAGCTTCTAACATGTAAGAAGAATCCTAATGAATCTACCCAGGCAAGGAATTTACCAACTGCAAAATGGTATGAGGATTGCTGTAGATACCTTGCTACAATATCTAGTGGTGGCACTTACCCCTATGAGGATTGTCTTACTATGCCTCAAAGGAAGGAACTTGAGAGTATAATTGAGCACCACCCTGAGCTTAGTAGGTCTCAGCAAGTAGCTATGATTAAAACTAGACAGTGTGTGGATGGTATTCCTAGTCTTGGTTTTGAAATTGGTTATTCTGATGATGAGATAACTAAGAATGACCCCCTATCCAATACAGCCACATTTGGAGGTCAGTTTGACATGATTACTGATAAGTCAAATATGGAGGTGTTTGGTTTTGGAGGTTACAACACGCAAGATGCTGATGGTAATGTTACCTGGCATGAGAATGAAGATGATGAGGACTTCTCTATTGAGTGGAGACAGAATGACTCTGCTGTATGTAACTTCCTTACTGCCGACTTGAGTACGCTGACAGGTAATGGAGACTATGCTTCTAAAGCACTTGAGTATAGGTATCCAGTGGATTATCCTACAGAGGATATGACATGCCCTATCTCTCCTACTGCAAATGTGGAAGGATATGTTGATGGTACGAGGGGTATGAACCTTGGTGGTCCTATGCAGAGACTATTCGATTTTGTGAGAACATGTGCTCTTGACAAGGCAGACCTTACTACTGAAGGCAGTTACTATGAAAATGGTGAAGTCTCTAACTATGTTAGGCCTGGTCAGATACCCATCGGAGAGGTAAATCTAGGTGATGCTAATAAGAATCCCTCTGATTACACTTGGAAGACAGATAATGTCACAAATAGATTGGAGAAATTCAAGACTGAGCTGAAGCACTATGTAACAGTCAATCAGATACTCTTTAATGGTCTTGCTATTATAGCGGCACTTATGTGTGACCAGGATACTAAGAATCAATTTTTCTCCCATTTCACTGGGGAAGTTGATGAATTTGGAAACCAAGTGATGAGGCTTCTTGGCTATGACTTTGACTCATCATGGGGCATTGACAATGATAACTTCTTCAGATTCCTGTACACTGTTCTATATGATGATGGCCTCTACGATGGTAGAGCTATTGACCCTGTAACAGGAGAAGGTAAAGGTCCTATGTTCTGGAAGCTCATTTTCCAAGCATTTAAGACTGAGATGGCTACTATAGCTAATCTTCTGTACTCTGGATTTCTTAGCAAGGATGCTGTTCTTAAGTATATGGAGCAAAATCAAGTGGATATGTATAATGCTCTTATCTACAATGCTAACTCTGAGTACTCTTATACTTCAAGTGCCACTGACTACCTTAAGACCCATGGTTCTGCGAAGGAACATACAGAGTGGTTTGTTGAAGGTAGAATGCACTTTCTTAGTGGAAGACTGAGCGCAGGTTCTACTAATATTGGAGGAGACTTTGCGCAAGGTGCAGCCAATTTCAACCTTGCTATTTTCTCTGATGCAGTAGCTGCCGCTTATCCGAATAATGCAGCTAATAGGGGTAAGGATGAATGGGCTATTCAAGTTCAAGGATATGAAAGGACATCAGCTTGTCTTAGGTATGGTGCCAGTGGCTTCTTCCCTGTAGTAGAAGTTAATGTAGACACTACATATGATGCTGAGTACATGCCTATTGAAACAGTTTATCAGACTGCTACACTTAAGGCTGATTCCACTATTGGTTCTTCAGCTGGTGATAATAGGTTGGCTATTTACGGAGGTAAGTATCTAAGGTCTGTCAAAGGCCTTTCCAACTGGTATATTGCCAGTGTAATGGATTGGGGTGACCTAACTAATGTGGAGGAACTTGAGATAGGGAGTACAGCTAATCTTGGTACTGCAGAAAATCCCGAGTACTATAGAAATCCTAACCTTACATCTCTTGCACTTTCCAAGACCTTTGGTTCTTGTAAGAAGCTCAATCTGGCTGGTTGCCCTAACATTCAAGGAAACTTCAGTCTTACTAGTTTCCTTGTTCTTGAGGAGTTTGAGGGAATCAGGATGGATGGTGTTACTGCCTTTACATTGCCCATTAGTAATAGTCTGAAGAAGATTAGTTATCCTAAGAATATGACCGCTTGGACAGTGGATAATAAGCCTAATCTTACAAGTATAGCCTTTGAAGGTACAGACCAGCTGACTTCTGTGAGTGTTACAAACTCTAGCCAGTATGCAGCAAGCTATGCAGTTAATTTACTCAATAATATGATGGTATGATACAAAACTTTACGTGGAACAATGGGACTTTAGATAGTCCCATTGTCCTTACAACTCAACAAATTTCCACGCTAATTGCAGCTGGTAATAACTCTGCAATTAATGCTAGTGTAAAGGGAGTTATCAGGAGTCAAACAGGTATATATAAATACCTTAAATATGCTCTTAATAAACTCTTTGGAAGTGACTTGGTAGTACTGGGAGATGAGGTTGCTGACACATTCAGCATAGCAGTCCCTACTAGTAATCTGCTTGAAGGTAATTCAATGCCCCTCAATGTCTCCAGTCCTTCTGGAATGAAAGCAGAGGACCTGCAGTACAAGCTTATCTTTGGTACAGTCCAGACTGATAATGTTCTCAATGAGGAGGGTATCAAGTCAAGGATTACTATTGATGAGGGTGTTCTTAAGATAGCACCTGCACAAGAGAATGGTTCATGGACTATTCCAGTTACTGTAAAGGTCTGTCCCCTCTATGAGGACATTGATACCACAGCTAACTTTGTAATCTCTGACCCAGTTCTATGTAGAGCTGTAGCTATGACAGGATTTACTGCACAATCAGAGTCTTCTATTGCTATTAACTCTAGTGCTGATATATCTTACATTACTGCCCCTGGTAATACTACCAAGTTGGGTTCAGCTAAGATTGACTATGAGATTATATCAGGTGAAGGTTCATTCTTTGATGGTAGATTCTTCGCTTCAGATTCCCCTGGCAATGTTACTATTAAGGTAACTTGTACCCTTGTAGGTGGAGCTACTTTTACTTCAACAGTTAATATAAAAGTAAAAGATTCTACTCAATCGGTTATTACTATTTGGAATGGTGGTCTTGAGGGAGGTAACTCTGACACTATGTCAATGGTTACAGGGGAAACAGTTGCAGATAAAATTACTGCTGGTGTTACTGAGATGCCAGATAACGTAATTTGGCAGATTAGGAAGAACTCTCACTTGTATCTATGTAAGTACATGGGTAGAGACATAGGTATGAAGATTAAGCAGCTTGATGATAATGATAGAACTAAGTACTCCGATGGAACAAATGCTCCTATTAATGGTACTCCTGGTTCAGATGGTATTATCATGGATGTTATGCTGAAGCTTCCTACTTTCTACTACAAATGTGTAACTAATGCCAGTGACCCAAGAGCTATTGATATTATTTTCTCAACAGGTAATGATGAGGAAAACAGCTTCACACAATGGGATACCAATAAGCTTATTGGTGTTTATAAGGGTGTTATATATAGGAATGGAGTTCCTCTAAATCCTACTTCTGGTACCTCTTATCAGGCTGGTGATGTGATGTATAGTATATCTGGTGTCACTCCTACAGTAAATTATTCTCAAGACTCATTTAAGAAAGCTGCTAGAGCTAGAAATACTGTGCCTACTGGCTATGTAGCACAGGATGGTTTCCAGATTATAGACTATGAGTCACATGTAATTATGGCTCTACTGTATTATGGATACTATGGTGGTTTCAATATCAACTGTCAAGAAGTAATAGGTTATGGTACTAACAGTTATCCTAAGGTAACTGGCCAGACAGATAATCTTGGTATGAATGATACCTTCTCTGGCAAGAATTTTGGTGGTACAGGTGACACTGGTAGCATCAACTTCTGGGGTCTGGAAAACTGGTGGGGTGACCTACATGAGTGGGTAGATAACCTGGCAACAGTTAACAATACAGGTCTTATTAGAATCAATAATTGGCAGGGAACAGCCGTTAGATACTTGCAGACAACGCCTATGTCTGGTAGTTCTTCTAGGTGTGTTTCACAGTGGATATTTAATACTCCTGGGAATAAAGTAGATGCTAATGGTGACCCTGACACTAGGTATCTAAATTATCCAGACCTAGTATATAAAGAAACTACTGGAACTACAGACTTTACAAAGTACTTTGCTGACGGCGGTTATGTGATGCCGGTGCTGGTATGTGGCGAGTCGGTCTGTGTGGTGCTATGCTTATGGCGGTGTTGGCTGTCTGAGTTTGGCTAATGGTCCTTCTAGTGCTTATGGCTAATATGGCTCTCGGTTGGCTTTTTGTGGTATAGTAACAGATGTTACTGGTACAGAAGAAGCTATTGATTTTTAATATAAAATACACTCAATTAATATAACAATTGTATTGTGTACTCCCTTCAATGGGAGTACACCTTACGAGGTACATAAGGGGGTGCCTATGTGTAAATTTAGTATTAGGTTTACAAACAAGGGGATTACTCAAGCACCTATTAGCAAAAAAGCAGTTATGTGAATACCAGTGCTAGTAATGTGGCGAATCAGTCTAATAATAGTGCTAATGCTAATAGCAGTGTTAGCTATCTGAATTTGAATAATAGTCCTTCTAATACTAATGGCAATAATGGCTCTCAGTTAGCTTTCTGTTGAAATACTTTTTATATGTTGAATTCTTAAATTTTTAATTTTTTCGGCTAACTTCTTATATACCCTGCCTCTTGGCAAAAGATTACTTATAGGTTAGTAAGTACACTTAAGTGTGTGACGAAAGCCTTATATTTCAACAAAGTATGAAAACCTACAGTAATTTGTTCAACAAAATCTGTACTATAGAGAACTTTCGTGAGGCTTACCTAAATGCTATAAAGGGTAAGATGCACTATAGGGAAGTTATAGAAATAGAGAAAGATAGAGACACTTACCTAGCTAATTTGCTTGAAGAGGTAAGGTCTAAAAGATATAAGGTCTCAGAATATATCATTTTCAATCTATTTACAGGGCACAAGATGAGAGAAATCTTTAAGTTGCCCATGAGGGATAGGATAGTTCAACATGCTATTATGATACATTGTGAGCCCATATTCAGGGAAACTTTTATTCTGGATACTTATGCTTCTACAAAGACCAGGGGAATCCACCTAGGTCTGCAGAGAGTAAAGAAGTCTCTCAAGAAGCATCATTATAAGTACTGCTTGAAATTGGATATACACAAGTGCTATCCTTCCTTAGATAAGGAGATACTGAAATCTAAACTAGCAAAGAAGTTCAAAGACCCTGACTTGTTAGACCTGCTCAACAAAATTGTAGATAGCTGTGAGAAAGGAGTCCCTATCGGAAACTATACATCTCAGTACTTTAACAATTTCTACTTCAGCGATTTTGACCACTGGATTAAGGAAGTTAAAGGAGTTAATGCATACTTCAGATACTGTGATGATATGGTTATTCTCAGCAATAGTAAAGAGGAGCTTCATACCTTGTTGGGAGAAATCAAAGAATATATGAAGACACTGAATGTTCATCTCAAAGAGAACTATCAGTTATTCCCTGTAAGTTCCAGAGGAATAAGTTTTCTTGGCTATATAATAACAGAAGACTGTATTAAAATACGAAAGGCTACAAAAAAGAACTTTGTGCATAAGGTATCCAGAATGGACTTCACTAGTCCCTCAGCTAAGGACATTAATGTTCTTGGTTCCTATTGGGGCATCCTAGTCCACGCTGACTGCAGAAACCTATGGAAGTCATACATTGGCTGTGACACATTCAAAACTTTTATGAAGAGATATAAGTGTTCTGCAAGGGATATTCTTAACAAGCCTATTAGAGTTCTCAAGGCCTACAGGAAATACTCATCTGGAAAATGGTGGACCGTCATGGAGGTAAAAGTTGGTAATCTTTATGCTATGGTCAAAACTACAAGTAAATATTTGGCTGTGGTTTTAGATGCCAAACTTCCGTTTGACACATATATTATTGCTACTCAAAAAGGTTATAGATTTAATACGAATTTAACATGAATTGGACAAAAGGCAACACAGAGTGGTTCAAGTCTATTGAGTGTGTAAACACTGCAAAGGGCATTTACTATGTTAATATGGCTCCTTGTGAATATCATAATGAAGATGAGGAGTTTTCTAACATGAGGTATGTGAACTTCAGAATAGACCACCTTCCTTCTACAAAGGAGTTAAAAGACCTATTAGTCAAGGTGCAAAACCAATATGACTCCAGTGATGAGGTAAATGGATTCTTTATCAATGGTGGAATAGTATGGCTGGACAAAGCCACTAGGCTAGGACTAATCAACAGTTTAACTGTTCAAAAAGAGAATGGGGATGCGTCAGGTACTTTATGGTTAGATGGCAACTTCTATGAAGTTGAGATTGACTTAGCCCTTAAATTTCTTAAGACACTTGAACTCTACGCTATAGAGTGTTACAATGTAACTCAAAGGCACCTAGCTGAGATTAATTCCCTTACTGATAGGGATGATATTTTAAATTATGATGTCACTAAAGGATACCCGAGTAGAATATCCTTTAACTGAGAAGGGAAGAGGCTCTAATTCTAGGGCCTCTTTTAATCTTTAAATTATACCCATATTACTATTTCACCTATATACTTGCACATATCACATTTTTTACTTACCTTTGTACCCAAAATGACGAATCATGAAGAATTTACTTATAGTAATACTACTCTTCATATGTATGTCATGTGCTTCCACAAAGTATGTAGAAGTTCCTATTGAAACTACGAAGGTTGAGTATATCAATAAGGTAGATTATAAGACCGACAGTATCTATGTTAGGGATAGCATAGATAGGTATATCAGAGGAGATACAGTATTCATAGAGAAGTATAAGACTACATATAAATACAAGGATAGAATCAAAACCGATACAGTAGTAAGAGTTGATTCTATACAAGTTCCAGTACATATAGAAACTGTTAAAGAGGTCAATAAGATTAAGGGTTACCAACATTTCTTTATGTACTCTGGAGTGGCCTTCTTCCTCTTAATTGCGTATATTATTTTTAGGTATATAAGGAGAACTCTGGGTAAGTAAAAGCTAAACTAGTTAGCAGTGATTACAATGACTACTATGACAATAGTCTAGGTAATTTCAACTACAGCTACAGCAATGCTAATACGAATCTGGGCCTACTCTAATCTCTTCCAGGAATAACCTGGAAGACAACAGATAACAATTTAACTAAGATATAAATGGATGAAATACTAATAACTGGTGGCATAGGACTGCTTTCCACTATAATCAGTGGTTGGTCTGGCTGGGTCTTTGCTCGAAAGAAATACTATAGTGAAGTTGACCATAACTTAATAGAGAATATGGAAAACTCATTAGAGTTCTATAAGAAGCTTTCTGATGATAATAGGGCCAGACTAGAGGAAATGGCCAAAAGGAACCAGGCTCTAGAGACAGAGCTCCAAGAGCTGAGAAAGCAAGTCCTTAACCTTACAATGAATATATGCATGGATTTAACCTGTGCAAGAAGAGTCAGAGAAAACCAACTTAAAGAGAGAAGCAATGGCAAAGTCAAAGATAGGTTCGATGAGAAACAAGGTTCTAGTAGAAGGTGATGTTAACCTGCTAGGACTAAATGAGATTCTGGTTACAAAGTCTGAGGGATACACCATCTTGAGAGAAAGAATGCCTGACAGGAGCATTAAGACTTTTGTGATTGTACCTCTTGAAGACTTCCAGAGTAATAAACCTTCAACTGAGAAGGCCACAAAGAAACAATCTAAATCTAAAACAACTGAAGACAATGGGAAGAGCGAAGCCAGTAACCCCTAAAGCAGGGTTCACAAAGAAGAGGAGAAGGTATGGTTGTGGAGGCAAGCTTAAGAAGTAAATATCTATATAAGATACAATTATATTTGATAAAGGTCATACCAATGGTTATGGCCTTTATTAGTTTGCTTAATACCATATTCTCCTATTATGACATAGACCTACCAATACTTTCTTACATAGGTGGTTACTCATTATTAACTATAGTGTTCTTGTATCTGTCATCTTATGTATTTAGGTTCTGTGAATATCACAGAATGTTTATCCACTACTCTGTAGCCAATTGGGTGCTAAACATATATGATACATACATTGGTGTACCATTAAATGATAGGAATTTGTTGATACTCTATCTTGTTATAACAGGTATATTTCTATTCATAATATTACATCTATATGTTAAAAGTCATAAGAAACCTACTGGTAAAGATAGTAGATAACATAGACTCTGGCAACAGTAATTTGACAGAAAATGAAGCACTGGAGTTAGCTAAGGTACTTCAATCATACACAGACAAGACAATTAAGATGAGCAAGTATCAGGCTTGCCAATATCTTAATGTAAGTAGAGCTACTTTTGATAACTATGTAAGAGAAGGTAAATTGCCAAGAGGTAAGAAAGAGGCTGGCTTTAAAGAATTATTCTGGGAGCAGAAAACCCTCGATGAATTTAAAAAGAAGAGCAGATGATTACAGAGAGAAGTTTTATAGTACCCATCTACGACTTCAAGATAGAGGTAGCTGTGTTTGATAGTTTGAAGGAGGCTCAAGCCAAGTTTCCGGAGTTTATGGCAGAAGGTACTAAAGCCTGTACAGTAGAGTACTTCCATGCAGCTAAGGTCAAGCTAATAGTTCCCTCTTATAGATACTCAACTGTAGTTCATGAGCTTGAACATACTAAGAACCTACTCTGGAAATCCAAGGGACATAAACCACAGGAGGATAATGATGAGGTCGATGCCTACCTTATAGAATACCTATATGACAAGGTTGATAAAATAATAAGAAAGCACTTAGCAACTCAATGCTAAATCCGTAAAATATAACACTCACAAGGTCAGCACTTTGTGAGTGTTTTTTTTTGTCTTGGTAGCATTGTTGTAATTTTCCAATTATTGTGTTTAACTTTGCAGAGTAAGCTTACTAAATAACTGAATTTTAACTTATTCATTAAACACATTATGGAAAAAACTTATGTTTTTGACACCAATGCAGGAGGTCTAAACTCAGAAGCTCTTATTGCCAGTCTTATGAACAATAAGGGTGTTGACCCCAATCTTATGGCTCTTCTTTCCAAAGCAGGCAACAATCAGGATGCCTGGGGTGGTGGAGGAATGTGGTGGATTTGGGTAATCATCATGTTCTGGCTATGGGGTGGAAATGGTAATATGTTTGGTAGAAATGGTGGCCTTGATGGTATTCCCAATCAGCTCAACAATGACTTTGGCAGAGATATTCTTCTACAGGCTATCAATGGTAATGGTACTGCTATCTCTCAACTTGCTGGCACTCTGAACTGTGATGTAAATTCACTCAGAACTGCTATTGGTCAGGTTCAAAGCTCTATCCAGGGAGTAGGTAGTCAAGTAGGTATGACTGGACAACAGATTATCAATGCTATCCAAGCAGGTAACTGTCAGATTGGAAACCAACTTGCTCAGTGCTGCTGCAACATTCAGGACTCTATCACAAGACAGGGTTATGAAAATCAGATTGCAACTACCAATCAGACCACAGCTCTTATTGGTGCAGGTGCTACCAATACCAATGCTATCATTGCCAAGTTGGATGCTATGCAAACTCAGAGCCTCTATGACAAGATTGATGCTCTTAGGGAGAAAAACAGCACACTTGTTTCTCAGCTATCTCAAGAACATCAGACTGCTGCTATACAAGCTTATCAAGCTCAGTCTCTGATACCTGTAAATGCTGCTCTTCAGGACCTAAGCAATAGACTCGGTGCTATTGAGTGCAAGCAACCTGCCACTGTGACTGTTCCTTATATTCCTGCAATGTCTAATCTGGTACCTGTGTCATACAGCCAGCCTGTCAACTTCAGTGCTTCTGCTGTAGGATATAGCTCTTGTGGATGCTAACCCCTAAACTATAGTACTATGCTGATTAATACTATTAACCCATATTGGTGGATGGCTGAACCTGTTGTGACTGCTCAGGCTGCATTACCCAGAGTAGATGTAGGAGGCATATACAAGCTGTCTACAAATGCAGTCTCATTGACTGATACTACTGTGGATTATGGTATTAACCCTTGTGCATATAGGAGACTTCCTAATGAGAGTCTTGTACTATTGACTATACATGCTGATGTTCCTACTGGTGGAGATAATCTCCCTGTAATGCTTGTAGTTCCTAACAGTGGAACTTCAACTGTAAGTGAGAATAACTCTACCACTGGAACATCCAAGCTTAACATAGTTGACAGTGAGGATACTAATGTTACAGGGGCTAATGTCCAAGGAAATACACAGAGATTCGTGTATATCAATAAGTGCACAGGCAAAGTAAGATTTATGGAGTTCACTAATGCTGCCGCAGCAGCTACAACATAACTTCATTAACCAAATAAATTATTAATAATATGTTTTCCAACTTAAGGCCAAACAGCCAAATATATATCCTTCATAGAGATACTACACCTTATGTAGAAATAGGTCAGGTGGTAAGTGTTTCTCAACCCCAACCAAGGTACCAGCAGAGTAACTTCCTGGCACCTCAGGAACTTGTGGTTGATATAGTTGTAAGCATCAATGGCAGTAATGTAACTCTACAGAAGCTGCCTGCCAATCTTGATGTAGCTGACCAAGGAACTGTTACTGGTTCATTGTTTATATCTACCTCAAGAGATGCTATGAATACTGAAATCAATGCCATGAGACAGAAGAGTCTTGACATTATAAATAGTGTAGATTATCATAAGAAAGTAACTCAAGACTGTGAACTACTACTCCAGAGATTAAACCCAGAGTTTGCTGAACAGAAGCAACAGAAACAAGAGATTGATATGCTCAAGTCTCAGATGTCTGAAATGATGAATGGCATGAAGGAGCTTATGGCTCAACTTAAGGGAAAGGAAGACACAACTAAATCATAAAGTTATGGCTAAAGTATTCGAAATTATGGAGGAACTCGACGAGAGAAGAGGTAGGGGCTCAAGAAGAGAGGATGAAGATTACATGCTTGAGAAGGCCTTCAAGGAAGGCTGTGAACATGGCTACAAGAAAGCTGTGCGGGAACTAGGCTTTGATGAAAGAAGTGGTTCTCATAGAGTCAACTATAGAGAAGGCTTCGAAGAGAAGATTGAGAAACTCAAGAAAATGTATAAGTAATCATGGGTCTCAAGCAGCAATTTAAGATAAGGAAGTATGACTGGGATGTAGTTATATACTATACTGTAGATGAAGAACAGAAGACTGAGATAGTCACGGAGCTAAAGGAACTCCAACCTGACAAAGAAACCTTTGAGAAATTGGAAAGGAACCTAATGAATGCTGAATTGGATACAGGTTTCATATACTCAAGCTTCTATAAACAATTTTCTATTATAGTCGTACATAAGGCTTCTAGTGTAGGGGAGTTTGTCAATACATTTGTGCATGAGAAGAACCATCTTGAGATGCATATCTGTGAAGCTTTAGACATCAATCCTTACTCTGAAGAAGCTGCGATACTTAGTGGTGAAATGGCTATGCAAATACTTGAAGAAGCATTGTGTAATATAGCCGAACTATGATATAAAGGGGAGTTTAACTCTCCTTTATTTTTATATCTTTACTTATGGTAATATTAGCTTCTTATTTATACTCTTGTACATCCCCCAAATTTTCTCTACCTTTGCACAGAAGTTTAATATAGAAGCAATATGGAAGCAGGATTATCGTTAGATAGTATACTAGGAGAGGACCAAATTAATGCCCTCTTCTCGGATAAACCCATACAGGAGAATACTCCTCCAGAAGACAAACCTGGAGAGGAGACCCCTCCTGAAGATAAAGAACCGGAGATTCAAGCTACTGAGGTTGACCCTGATATATTATTCGGTCAACCAGAGAGCGTAGGTAGTGAAGAAGAAACAAAGGAAAAGAAGGATACCTCTACTACAGAGAGTAAAACTTCTCCAGACAACTTCTACTCTTCCATTGCCAATGCTCTTGTAGAAGATGGTGTCCTTCAAAACCTTGATGAAGAAAAACTTTCTAAGGTTCAGTCAGCAGAGGATTTTGCTGAGCTAGTGTCAGGTTATATTGAAAGCCAGCTTGATGAAAGGCAGAAGAGAGTGAATGAAGCTCTCAACCTTGGAGTTGAGCCTACTGAGATTCAGAAGTATGAGAGATACATGAGTATCCTCAACAATGTAACTGAGGACAAGCTCACCAGTGAAGATGCTGAAGGAGAAAACCTAAGAAAGAACTTAATATATCAAGACTGCATAAACAGGGGCTTCTCACAAGAGAGAGCAATGAAGATGGTGGACAAGTCTATTAAGGCTGGTACTGACATTGAAGATGCGAGAGAAGCTCTACAGGACAACAAAGACTTCTATAAGAAGCAATATGACTCTCTGCTGGAACAAGCCAGAGAGGAAGAGAAAGAAGAGCAGAAGAGATTCAAGAAGCAAGCTGACGAGCTGAGAACTTCTATACTTGAAGAGGACAAGGCTTTTGGAGACATTGTAATTGACAAGAGCACAAGGCAGAGAGTGTATGACAGTATTATGAAGCCAATATATACTGACCCTGAGTCAGGTGACAGGCTTACAGCAGTTCAGAAGTATGAGCTTGAACATAGAACTGAATTTCTAAAGAATGTTGGTCTGTTGTTTGTTCTCACTGATGGATTCAAGAACATCGACAGACTAGTTACAGATAAAGTGAAAAAGGAGACTAAGAAAAGTCTTAGAAGTTTGGAGCATACACTGAAAGGTGGCTCTGGTAACTTTGGAGGTGGCAATCTGTCATTTGCTAATAATAGTGGTGACACTGACCCTGAGTCTCTCTTCAAAGGCTGGAAACTAAGTGTTTAATGTTTTATATAAATACAATTTATGGCAGGACAACTGAGTAAATTTCAGACAGTTGGCTTCCAAGGTTGGGCACCTACTATCAGCAAGTTAAACCACATTTACTCTAATCCCGTCTTCAGACAGGAGCCTCAAAAGGTAAGTAATCTGATGGTTGAACTATTTGCTGCTAAGAGAGGAGCAAATCTGGATTCACTTCTGTCTGGTCTAACTGTTAAGGAGTTTGAGAATGATGACAGATACTACTGGGATGTAGTCGGCTCTGTAAGAAGAAACATTCCTCTCCTAGAAGCTAGGAATCTTGAAGGTACTGTAGTAGGAGCTGATGATATGGTAGGCTCTGGAACTGAGCCCTTCTATCTAGTATTTGGTGAGCATTACTTCTTTGATGGTGAGGTAATCTTTGGTAACCTTAACCAAGTATATCCTATCAGAATTCTTGGTGATGCAAGAACTGAAGGAACCCGCTACATCTATAAGGTAGAGCTCATGGGTGGTAACACCATTGGTATCCCTGGTGATAGACTTCAAGCAGGAGAAAGATTCTCTGTAGGTTTTGCACCTGTAGAGAGGGAGCTCTCAAGAAGTGTAGGTGGTGTTAGGTTTAACTCACCTGTATCTATGAGCAATGAGTGGACCACTATCAGAATTAAGCATAAGGTATCAGGTGCCCTTCTTAATAAGAAGGTTGCTGTTGGTGTTCCTATGGAATCAGCTGATGGTACTAAGCATACCACAACTAACCTATGGATGCACAATGAGGACTATGTGCTTGAAAAGCAATGGCAGGACTACAAGAACATTGCCATGGCTTGGGGTACTTCAAACCAGAATGCTAATGGTGAATATCTGAACTTTGGTAAGTCAGGTGAAGCCATTAGAATGGGTGATGGTCTGTATGCTCAACTTGAGGTAGCCAACACTACATACTACAATGACTTCAGCCTCAAGCTTATTGAGGATGCTCTCTATGACCTATGCTACAATAGGCCTGATGTAGAGAACAGAACTATTGTAATCAGAACTGGTATGAAGGGTGCTGAGCAGTTCAGCAAGGCTGTTAACAATGAGGTAAATGGATGGACCAATCTTACTGTAAATGCCGATGCACTTGGCATGGTAAGAAAGACTTCAGGATGGCATCCTAACTCACTTGCTGCTGGTTATCAGTTCACTGAGTACAGAACTGCAAGTGGTCTGAACATTAAGGTTGAGATTGACAAGTTCTATGATGACCCTGTTAATAACAAGGTACAGCATGCTCTTGGTGGACCTGCAAGTTCATACAGGTATGACATCCTTGACCTTGGTTCTTCAAATGAGCCTAACATCTTTAAGTGTAAGCTTAAAGGACAGGATGAAATCAGAAGTATCCAACCTGGTATCAGAGACCCATGGACAGGTAAGACTAATGTAGAGTATGCATCAAATGACGAAGATGCATCAACCATCCACAAGATGACTACATTTGGTATTTGCGTTCTTGACCCAACCAGAACAATGTCTATTATCCCTGCTATTCTACAGGGTTAAACAATCAAAAACTAGGGGAGGAGGGATGCCCTCCTTCCCCATTTTTATCTTTATTATGGCAAAAGGAGTAGAAGAAAAAGAGCCACAGCTTGTTAGCTGTTTGAGAAATGAAAAAATCTGCATCAGGTATGTTCCCAGGCAGAGCCATATGGTCACTGACCCTAAGCATATTCTATATGGAGGAATGGCTGAAGATGCAGTAAAGACATTTGTAGTACCTAAACTGACCACTGGTACATTTGTAAATGTACTTACCAATAGTGAGATGGCATTCCTAGAGGATTATCTTGGAATGGATAAAGGGACTCTGAGTGTGTATAAAAAGGAAAACAACTTCTGGAGTGATGCCAATCCTCAGGGTATAAACAAAGTTAGGCTTAAGAAGCAAGACAATTACCTTGACCTGAGTGTTCCAGAAGATTATATAAGATATAAGATTCTCCTTGCAAACAAGGATTTTGTAGCTCCCTCACCTAAAGTACTTGAGGATAGACCTAAAGCTACATACCAGTTTGTTATCATTGAAGGCAATGAGCAGGTTGATTCTGCTAAGAGAAGCATGAACATTACCAGAGAGTGCTACAAGGAATTTGGTAAGATTGAGGATGATATTGAGACTATGATGACTATAGTTGAACTTATGGATGGCAGGAGTGTTGCTCCTAACACAAGTTCAGACTTCCTACAGACTAGACTTGATGCATTTATCCAGTCCAATCCTAAGACTTTCCTTAAGACTGTCAAGGATGAAACTCTACCAACAAAGGTACTCATCAGAAGGAGTATTAATGCTGGAAACATTGTCAAGAGGGGAGATTATCTGTATCTGAAGAAAGATGGTAAACCTCTGTGCGGAGATAATGAGGAACCTGTACTAAGTGTTGCAGTTAAGTTCCTTAACAATCCTAGGAACCAAGACATCAAGCTAGGACTCGAAGCACTTCTAAAACAAGATAAATAATGACTAATGCTGAGTTCTCAAATGAATTTGATGTACTGTACAACTCAATAACTAGTAATCAAGCCCCTGGCTTAGATGAGTATGAGAAGTCAGTATTTCTCACAAAGGCCCAGGATGAAATAGTGAAGAGCTATTTCAATCCTAGGTCTAATAAAACTCAAGAGGGTTTTGATGGTAATGAAAAGAGGCAGATTGACTTCTCCATGATTATGAGAAGTCATGTGTATAAGGCAATCACTGTTGTAGCTGACCCAATAAATAGTGGCATTACAACTCTTGATGACAGCAGTACTCCTGCCTATACACCAGTAAAGAAGTCTCCTATAAAACTTACTGCACCTCTACTTGAGGATAGTGTAACAATTAAGGGCTGGAACTCTAATAACCAGCTGGTTGTTTCTGACCTCACTTCTTATGGTAAGCTTATAGATTCTGGTCATTATGACATCAATGATAGCTTACTGAATGGTGATGTTGTTGCTATCCTTGTTTCTCCTTTTAAGGAATCTTTCTTTGATATGAGAAAGAACACAAAGGCAGTTACCTTGGAAAATGATATTCTGATGTTTATCAATGAGTATGTAGAGGTAACAAGAGATAAGGCTACTACTAGATTGACTGTACTGCCCATCAACTATGTTGAGTACTCAAGGCTTATGAGCAAGCCCCATAAGAGGCCTCTTAAGAATCAAGCTTGGAGGCTTCTTGATAACAGTGATGGCTCCAAGAAAGCTGAAATTGTTATTGGTCCTAATGATACTATAAGCAGTTATGTTATTAGGTATGTCAAGAGGCCTAGAGCAATCAGACTTATCACATTTGATGATGTGACTCTTGATGGCAGTAATACAGAGCAGACCTGTGAGCTTGATGAAATTCTACATCCTGAGATTCTACAAAGGGCAGTAGAACTTGCTAAGGCAGCTTATACAGGTGACCTACAAAGTCAGATAGCACTTGGTCAGGCAAGTCAAACTAATATTGGTGCTGTTCAAGCATCTAGATAATAATTATGACAACAGAAGAATTTAGCAGTGCATTTGATACCCTTCTCAGTAGTTACAGCAATAAGCCTGGATTTGGAGATGCTTCTTCTCCAGCAGATATAGTATTAGATGAGTATGAGAAATCACTCTTCTTAACAGAAGCACAGGACCAGATTATTGTAGAGCTCTATAGTGGAAGGAACGAGAAAGGTGCTTCTTTCGAGAAAACTGAAGAGCTTAGGGCTAATCTAAGGAATCTCATTAAGACAGAAACTATCTTACCTGATATGGATAGTCACGGGGGATTATCAAAGCACTCGAAGTTCTTCACCCTTCCACCTGATGTTCTATTCATCACATATGAGGCTGCATCTATTGGAGATGACAATGCTGGATGTAAGGATGGCTCTACCATAGCAGTTATCCCTGTAACTCAAGATGAGTTCCATAGGGTAATGCAGAACCCATTCAGACAGGCTAACTCAAGGAAAGCTCTTAGGCTCGACAATGGTCTTGATGTAGTAGAGATAATATCAAAGTTCAATATCAATGAATATACTGTAAGGTATCTATCAAGACCCACTCCAATAGTACTTACTGACCTTTCAGAGATGAATGTATTCCCAGAGGTTAGTGGAAAAGAAACACAATGTAAACTTGATTCTGTATTGCATAGACAAATCCTAGAAAGGGCTGTCATACTTGCTTTGCAAAGTAAGGGCATTCAGAATAGAAAATAATGTTTAATTAAACTTTTATAGACTATGGCTATTTATAGCGTAAATCAGAACAGACAGTTCTATGTAGTATCAGAACTAGTAACATCTGCAGAACCTGCAGCTGAAGGACAACTTAAGCTTGGTAAGACTGCCGATGGAAAGCAAATCTTCTTCAAGCACATGGGCAAAGGGGGTCTTACTAGAACTGACCTTATTGATGTAGACAATATCTGCTATGCTAAGATTACTCCCGCAGCTGATATGCAAAGGAAGCTCAAGAAGGCAGTAGTAACTCTCAATGAGGACCCTGTAGTTGGTCAGGATTACACCCTGAGAGTGACTATCAACAATTACCTTGCACCTGGTGATGCATGTGTGCTTATCAAGTCAGCAGCAGTTCATGTAACCAAGGATGACACTAAGGAGACATTCTATAAAAGAATGGCTAAGTCACTTGAGATGAATTTTAGCAGAGAGAAGCAAGCAGGTCTTCCTGAGCTTCTTAAGTTTGAAGGGGGCACAGATGGCATTACTGTAACTGAGGTGGGCAATCAGCCTTGGAGACTCGGTATCCTCTCACAAGAGGAAGTTAAGTTCGAACTCACTCCTACTACTATCAAGAATGCATCTGGTGAGGATGTTATCTGGGGTACTGTAGAATATGGAGAAACTACTACAGTAGTGAAGAATGGTAAGCAGGTTGCTGACATTGAATACTTCTGCATTGCAGAGAGAGGGGACATGTTCAGAAACATAGGTTACCCTCTTAACATTGATGTTAAGACTATGGTTGACCCAGAGAAGGAATACGACATGCTCGACCTTCATTACTTCTTCTCTGATGCTGGAGTACAGGTACATAAGTCAGAGAAAGACCTCACTTTTGTTTCAGCAACTGCGAGTGTCCTTACAGCTATTAAGACAGCCCTTACTGGACTGGGAGTTAAGTTCACCGAGTAGCCCAGTGCTCCTGTTGGAGCATAACATAAGGGGAGGGTTTCACCTCCCCTTTAATTTTTTATAGACTATGGTAGTATTCAATGAATGTAGAATAGACTCAGAGGGTAAATATCTTATTGTAGAAGCAAGTGTTGAGAACCTTGACTACTTCAAGAATGTATTCATAGAGTCTATAGCAATAGATACCCAGGACACTTTTGTAGATGGCAGACCCAGTGATAGGGTAGTATACAGTCAAACCTTTGATAACTCTCAATATAAGAGAGTATACTCTGATACAGAAAAGGCACCTATCTTTAATGATGAGAGTGTAGAAGTCTACTGTGATGAGCTTGATACTGTAAAGAGAATAAGGCTTAGAATACCTGCCAAGAGCATACAGGGAGGCAACCTTAATGACAATATCTTCTTCATATATGTAGGTGCAGGAGGGGTACCAGATGGTATGACCCCCTGTGGAATGGACACCCAATATACTATGGGTGTTGCTATAAACCTAAGGCCAATATATAATATGGCTATGGGTTACATAAGAGAGCTTGAAAGTAGTTGTGAAACTCCTAGAGGATTCATAGATATGGTTCTCAGAATGAAGGCATTTGAGCTTGCTTTGAAGACAGGCAATTATCCTACTGCGCTCAAATGGTGGAACAAGCTGAGAAGCAAATCAGTGGCTTCTTCAAGAAAGAACTGTGGCTGCAATGGAATTTACTAATGAAGTATTTGACTCCTTGGAAAGGTATTTCTCAGCACTCAGTCATATAGGTTACAGGTCATATAAGCAGGTAGATAATATGATTACAGTGCTCTTCATTGAAGAGCTACTAGATGGTCAATTATCCCAATTTATAACTGAAGATGACTATAGGTCAATCAGCAATGCCATCGAGTGTCTACATGGTACATGCATGATACCTTATCCCGCATATAAGCAGGCTATAACTGAGGTACAACAAAAGTCTCCTGACCCATATAGGACCACAGAGGATGGCAACTTTAGAGTGTCTGAGAACATTGGTTTAAGAATAATGTCCTAAGGGACTATAATAAATTTACTGAACTGCTTGCACAGGTAAGAAATTATTCCTACCTTTGTAAGCAGTTTTATTATATAGCAACATGACTACAAATAGAGAGATTGTATATTTAATCCTTGATGAGTTAAAGCTTAGTGCAGATGATAGTTTCTTTACTGAGGAACACATTATGTTCCTTATAAGTAAGTACAGAGGGCTTCTACTTAAGCAGAACTACAAGGATGTAAAGAAAGAGATACCAGAGTCTAATTATCAGACTCTATGCTTAGACTTGATACAAGTCCCTGCTATTACAGGCGAGGAGTGTGAAGGAGGTACATACCTTAGAAGTAAGGAGAAAATACCCTTCCTTATACCTATTGCTACACCTAGTATATACACGGAAGACTATTATCAAGGAGACATAACCTATGTGTCCAGAGAGAGGATGAAATATGTGGGTTACAATAGATGGCTACCTAATATTATCTATGCCTCTATTGGACCTGATAATTACTTATACCTCAAGTCTTTCAATCCACAATATCTATACTTGGAGAAAGCTAGACTCACTGGTATCTTTGAAGACCCTGATAAAGCTTCAGAGTTTGAGTGTGATAGGTCAGAAGATAATTGTGATGTTCTTGATAGAGAGTTTCATTTAGAGGAAGCTCTGATTCCCCAGCTTGTACAGCTTGTGGTCAAAGAACTGTCAAGACCTGAATATCTCCCAGAGGACAAAGTGAACAATGCCGATGATGACCTCGCTGGAATAGCTACTGCAAATGAAAGAAGAGATAGATAATTTCAGAAGGGAAGTCCTAAAGCTTAATGAACCTAGGACACATGCAGTAAGGAATTCACTAGGTGTTTATGATGCATACAAGTACATCAGAAAAAACAAATGGTTGGATTTACCCAGACCAGTGACGGAACATGAGTTCTATGCAATAGTGAGACAGGTGAATAACCTCCTTGCCGAAACATTACTGAGTGGGGGAGATATTGTACTTCCCCACAGGTTAGGGGTAATAGAGCTTAGAAAATATGATGCAAGGATTTCCTTCAATGGAGATAAGATAGTAACCAATCTTCCCATTGACTGGGACAGAACACTTAAATTGTGGTCAGAAGATGAGAATGCCTATAAGGAAAGAACACTCATTAAAATGGAGGAAAAAGAGATTTTCAAGGTGTTCTATAATAAGAGAACAGCCAATTATGAGAATAAATCCTTCATGCAGTTTGAGGTTAACAGGGATTTAAAGAGGAGACTTAAACAGAAAATAAAGAGTAAGGCTGTAGATGCCTTTAGATTATAATGGATAGATACATTTCAATCAAAGTTATTCTTGATGATGTGCTTGACCATCCCCTACTCAGAGATGTTTCATTTGAAAGGGCTGTCAATCACACTGTGAATTTCATAAGGATTGTAGGAATGCCCAAGGCTTTTGAAGAGAGAACTGCTGTTCTTGAGATAAAGAATTATAGGGCTCTGCTTCCTTGTGATTTTAATAGTATAATTCAAGTCAGAACTACACAGGGATGCAATCATATACATGATGTGTTCAGAGCTACTACTGATAGTTTTCATATGAGTGAAGATAAACACAACTCATATGACTTGACATATAAACTACAGGGTAATGCCATCTATACTTCAATGAAGGAGGGAACTATAGAAATAGTATATAATGCTATTGTAGTGGACTCTGATGGCTATCCTATGATACCTGACAACAGCTCCTTCATAAGAGCTCTGGAACTATATATAAAGAAGCAGTGTTTCACAGTCCTCTATGACCTGGGAAAGGTTAACCAGGCAGTATATTCCAATGTGTGTCAGGAGTATGCTTGGGCAGTAGGTCAAGCCCAGTCTGAACTAGTGAAACCTAGCCTAGATGAAATGGAGAGCATTACTAATATGTGGAACACTCTCATCACAAGGACTAAAGAGCATGGTGACACATTTAAGAATGCTGGTAATCAAGAACATATAAAGGTTCAATAATATGGCAAAGGCAATAAACGATGATATAACCATAAAGGGCAGTACTCTAGTTATAGGTGTTAAATTTCCCCCAGTGGATGATACATATAGCTTTGCTACACTACTTAACGCAGGTAACATAAAAGTCTACTACTATATAGTAAATACCACACAGAAATATGAGGTAGCTAACCTGTATAGAATACTTGAGGAGGATGACCCTAATTATGACAATGTATTTGCCTTTACAGTAGAGACTGAGAATCTTATACCTGGAGTACTTATGGTTGAGTGTGTGGCAAATATACCAGAGCATAAACCACTTCCTAAAAGGAAGGAGATTGCCAGGTGCTCAACAGGAATAGCAGTAATAGAATAATGGACAATTACTTCATAAGCTATAACAAGGGTAAGCAAAGCTACATTATACCTGAGGTTAACACTATACCAAACATTGAAGACTTAAGAGCCAAGAGAGTTAGTGAATCTATAGCTATAAGTTCCTGTAGAGCAACAGAGAGGTTTAATCCACACACAAGAAGGATTAGTCATCCTATAGCTCTAGAAGCATTTGTGATAGGTCCTAGCAATCTGTTCTATGAAGTTATTGAGGGTCTATATATGTTGAGTGATGGTACAATGAAATTAAAAGTAAGAACAAAGTATGGACAGTAATTATTCAAGTAAATATAGTGGTGAACAGGTAGATGCTGCTGTTGAATATTTTCTGAATCATCAGCAGATAGAAGACAACAGTAGCTACGAGTATACCAGTACAATATTCTGTAGGAATAGCACTTTCCCAGCTAAACCTTTTGACACTGCAGCACTTCCCACACTGATGCCTACTGAATTTCCTTTTGCAGGAACTGATGGCAATCTTTGGTATGATGTTCCAAATACTTCCACAAAAGATTGGTATCAGTGCATTCTAAAAATCAATTTCCAATCCAACAAGGTTGTTTCTCAGAGTGCTGTTATGGACATGACAGGTAAAACTGGAAATGATGGTAGCAATGGTCAGAATGGTCAGAATGGTAAAGACGGTGAGGATGGTGAAGATGGCAAAGATGGTAATTATATTGAGTTTAGATATAAGAGGTCATCTGAGTATGCTATAACATTAGGTACGGAACAGAGGTCAAGTAGAGTCCCAGAAGGATGGGTTACTGATTGGGAAGCTGCCGATGTTAATGATTACTCCACTGTAAAGAGGAGTATAGGTATGTCCTTCGACATCTTTCTTACTACCTTCTCTTCTATAAGCAATGTAATATCCTTCAGTTCTTCAAATTACTTTACGGAGCTAGGCAATTCTCCGCTATTTGGAGAAATAAGTGCAATGTTTTACTCTCTACATGGAGTGAGACTTGTAGCCAATGAGGAGCAAATGAGCACTATAGAAACTGCTTATAAGGAGTTTAAGGAGTTATGGAATAACTGTACCAATGAGGCTATGGGGGAGCTAGACTGTAACACTGAATATCATAGGCTTTATACCAAGTATATAGACGAGAGTCATTTCTGGGTTCTGTTTATGATTAGTGCTAAGATAAGTGGTGCAGATGATTCTCTTATAGGGGAATGGTCTACTCCTCAAAGGATACAGGGTACTGATGGCAAACCAGGACCTTCTGGTTCTAATGGTATTGATGGTATTCCAGGAGTTAACATTGGTGTAGCTTTCACTTTGGGAACAGAGGATGCAATAAGGCCTGATGCAGCTAACCCTACATCATCTCCATATAACACCAACTATGGGGCTATATTCGCCAGTGGTACCAAGTGGCAGAAGGATACTCCATCTGTTAGTACTACATATCCTTATATATGGTTTACTCAGTGTAGGTACAGAGTGGTCTCCAAGACTGTCAATGGAGTTACACAGGATACCTATGAATTTGAGGATACTTGGTCTGTACCAGCTAGATATACTGGCCTTAATGGTGTGACTACACATGAGACTGTGTACACCAAGAATCCTATTATATATCCACAAGGAATCTATACCTCTGGTACCACTTATGTAAATGATGGTTCCAGGACTCCTTATGTGTATTATGATGGTAACTACTATTACCTATCTGGGCAGGGTCGTTGGACTGGAACAACAACTTCTACTCCTGCCAATAACTCTGCTTGGTGGACCCTGTTGGAAGGATTTGAAGCTCTATATACCAAGGTAGGTATTATAGCCAATGGTCTTATAGGCAGTGCAGTATTCAATGGTGACTTTATGTTCAGTCAGCAGGGAGTTGACCAAAATGGTACAGCTACTTCTCACTATGAGAACTTCCTCAAGAACTATAGTACTGGTGCCACACTGGTGAATCCATATGACTCTATGGCTTCATTTAAACCTAATTATTGTATTAATTTCAAAACAGGGGAGCAATGGTCTACATCTGTGAGCAGTGCTATAGAGGGAGCTAAATCTGAAGTTATTCAGACAGCTCAAGAGATTTCCATGTCTGTTAAGGAGACTATAAATGGAGAACTTAAACAAGCAGGTATTGACATTTCTGCTGATGGAGTTACAGTCACTGGAAAGTTCAAAGGTACTTCAGACGGAACCTTCAGTGGAGATGTATCAGCTAAGAGTCTTGCAGTATTAGGAGATGACGGGACCAAGGCTATGGTGTTTGATACATATAAGGAAGCAATGGGAACACCAAGTGGTGGCACTGCTCCAGAAGAAGGAACTCCTGTGTTACTTATGAACTTTAAGGGAAATCAATACCTTGTAAGTATGCTAAAGCTCGTGACTGGCTCTTCTTCTGGTCAATATAGACAGACCCAGGCTGTGATAGAGGACTTGTATACTACTAGTTCTATAGCAAATAGAATGGGAACTCAGGGATATGCTCAGTACCACCGCATAACTGGAGCACCTTACTTGACCTTAATAGATAACAATGGTAATGCTACCAGTACACAGATAGCTGCTAAGTTATATGACCCAAGTGGAACGTCGGAGTTAAGCTGGACGACTTATCTGAATAAGTACTATTCTGGTACTCTGATAACTGAGTATCCCGATAAAACAGATTTGGGAAGTGGTATATGGGCATTCAAATTAACTGGTAGCTTAGCTACCACATCTGGCACCTTATACAATGGTAGACCCGCTAATAAGACTATGGCTGTGGCTTCATTTATTGCCTATTCTGACACTGGAGTAGGGCTGAAGACTGCGCTGTGTTATTGTAGCGACACTTCCGATATTTACAGCAAAATTTCTATATTAAATGGAGTCCTCTCTACTTTAGCGGATGGAAAGATAGTCGTTGGGTATGGAGTTAAGCCTTCAGGAAGTAGCTTAGTATCAGACACCAGTTCTACTAAGTTCCTAAAATGCTCGGGTTATTCACAGACTGCCCATTATATGACAGCTGCAGGTACTGAAACAACTAGTAGCTACTTCGCTACAACCCTTAACACTTCACAAGAATGGACATCTGTTGAGGTTACACAATGTGCTGCTATTGTAGGCCCAAGGCCTATAAACCCCCTAACCTAGAAGCTATAACATAATATTGATATGCAACAATCTTCTAATCATACATTTATAGGACTGCAGCAAGATATGGCAGTATCTAAACAGCAGTCAGAGTATCTAATAGATGCTCATAACATTAGAATTACAGCAAGAGAGGGGGAAACTCTCTTGTCTGTAACTAATGAGAAGGGACCTAAAGAGTTAACTCTTAAAAACAGTGCTGGTAATAACACAGTTATTAGTGGTACTATTATTGGACACTGTGTTTTGGGCAGCTACTTAGTTCTCTTTGTACATGACACAACAGGTGATAGTATCCTTAGGATAGACATGTCCAAGGATGAGCCTGAGGTACTTAATCTGTTTAATGGGGGCTCAAGTAAATCGCTAGGCTTTGATGAGAACTATCCTATAGAAGCCATCAGTGATTATGAGAATGAGAACATTCAAAAGGTATATTGGATTGATGGATTGAATCAGCCTAGAGTTATAAATATAGTTCATGCTCCATATACTTGGGCAGGTGCATTTGATTTTGTACCAGAACTTCAACTTAATGAAACAGTAGAAGTTACAAGGGTTGTAGGTTCAAGTGGACAGTTTCCAGCAGGTACTATTCAATATGCATTCAGTTACTATAATAAATATGGACAGGAGAGTAATATATTCTATACTACTCCTCTGTATTACACTTCCTATGGGGATAGGGGTGGTACTCCAGAGAAAGCAGTAGCTAATGCTTTCAATATTGTGGTGAATGGTATTGACTCTCACTTTGAGTACCTTAGAATATATAGTATTCAGAGAACATCCATAGACGCTGTACCTACCTGCAAAAGGCTGCATGATGCTGCACTAGATAGTATCCAAGGAAGTACTGTGAAGTATACAGACACTGGTACCAATGGGGATATTATTGACCCTACATCTCTCCTCTATATAGGAGGAGAAGAGATAGTAGCTAACAGTATTGGCTCTAAGGATGGAACTCTATTTCTAGGCAACATAGAAATTAAGAGGCCAAGTATAACTGCTATAAGAGGCTTTACTTCTAATATGGGACAGAGTGTAAGCAAGGGCAAGGTAAGTACTAGTCATAAGAATGTAGCTCTTACTAAGGTAGGAGGAAGTTCCTTTTACACATATTACAATGGTCTCAACATACAAGCTGCTGGGTTTAAGAACAGAGAGTACTATAGGTTGGGTATTCAAGCTCAATACAAAAATGGAAAGTGGTCGGAGCCTGTATGGATAGGAGACTATCAAGCTAATGCTGGCACTAATTACCCTAGCTTATCTGGTTTCTCACTATCTAAGATAGTTCTGAATTATGCCATGGACTCTGAGAGGAGAGCAGAATTGAAAGATGCTGGATACAAGAAGATAAGACCAGTAGTTGTGTTCCCAGATGTGCAAGATAGAACTGTGTTATGCCAAGGAGTGGCTAATCCTACATTATATACTTCTGATAACAGAAGTAATGGTAGTTTGTATGCACAGTCTTCATGGTTCTTTAGGCCACATGTCTATGGTGTAAACAGCATTGGTAACTATACTACTACGTCATATGGTGCTTATTCTACAACAGTATGTAGTCCCTACTCAGTTAACAATAGCACCCTTCCTTATACTAGTAACTCCTTAACTTGGGACCCTAAGTACATAAGGGGCGTTGAAATTCAAGGTCAATATGATGATGCCGAGAAATTCAAGGTAGACTGGAGCTTCCTAACTCTACATTCTCCTGATATAGATTTTGATGATTCGCTACACCATTTGGACTTTACTAATGTAAAGTCCAGGCAGGTAGGTATTGCCAATGTCACAAATACAGCGAGTGATATGAGCCTACAAACATCAACCCCTGCTATAAGTAATAGTGGAACAGGCTTTATACATAAGGCCTCTACTTCAAGTAAGGGGTCAGGTATTATCAGTGGATTATTCTATGATGACTATGCAGTGGATGACTATGATAGTGGAAATAAATTTAGAGCCTATGACAGACAGCACAGTTCATTTAAATGGATGACTTATCTATGGCAGAAAAACGGTTCCATCAACAATGACATCAACAGGTCTGCTGAGTCTGGAGCAAGAAGTGCTAACCTAAGTAAAAAGGTGGTGTCTAATCTTAGATTCTCTAACACTATATGGCAGACACCTTCTGACAAGGCGTTGGCAAGCACTGCTATTCCTCAAGTATTTGAAAGTAATGAGGTCACTATTGTTAAAGTGGGAAGTGATATTTATGAAGGTAATATAGACACTCTTCTTGCTCCCAATCAAAGTGAGGGCTTATACTTTGCTTTTGGAACAGCAGCCACTACTACTAGTAGTGGGGAAACTAATACAACTAGAAAAGATGTCAACACCCCCTACACAAGTGTGTCTTGGTGGAAAACTTGGTCAGAGCAAGATGATACTGCAGATGGTCAGGGACTGTACAAAAGAGTATATTCCAGCAACACCTGGAAGTTTGTAAGGCAGGATAAGAACATAGGTGATGGTAGACCAGCACTTGCTGTCAATAAGGAGCCTGTGAGATTAAAATACAAGTCTACTCCTCATATTGCTTTAAAGTTAAGTTCTGCTATCTCATCAACTTCGACCACTACCTATACCCATACACTTCCCATATTAGAGCTATATAGAGCATACGATGTAAATACAGCTTTTGGTGGTACTTCTCAAGATGCCTTAAAAGCTAATCTATGGGTACCAGCTGGGGACCCCATACCAGTATCTTCTACTGCAAGTTTAGTATTTGAGTATGGAGACACATGGTATAGTAGGTATGACTGCTTAAAGACCTATCCATTTACAACTGAGGACACTAATCAGGTAGTTGAGATTGGTTCTTTTATGCTTGAAACTAGAGTTAACATAGATGGTAGATATGACAGAAATAGAGGTCAGGTTAATAACCTCAATATGTCTCCTGTCAACTTCAATCTGTTTAACCCAATATACTCTCAAAAGGATAATTTCTTCAACTATAGGATTTTGGACAATGATTACTATAGGCTTAATAAATTCCCTAATCAGATTACATGGTCAACTGAGAAGGTGGCAGGACAAGATGTTGACAATTGGACATCTATCACCTTAGCCTCTACATATGATATGGATGGTTCTAAGGGAGAAATAAGAGCACTCAGTGTATGGAATGACAGTATCTATTGTTTCCAAGACAGTGGTATATGCAATATTCTATTCAACTCCAGAGTACAGATACCTGTGTCTGATGGTGTTCCTATTGAGATTTCCAACAGTTATAAAGTGGATGGTAAGAGGTATATCTCTGATGGTGTGGGATGTGTAAATAAGTTCGCTATATGTTATAGTCCTATGGCTCTATACTTTATAGACTCTGTTGGAGGACATCTTCAAGCTATCAATGGTAATGGTTTGGCTGACCTGTCACTACAGAAGAATATGGTTACATGGTTAAGTCAACAGAGTACTTCTTTATGGAAGCCTAGTGACTATACAGTGAGGCTGTTCTATGATAAGAACAATAGTGATGTCTATATCAATACTAAGGAAGAGTCACTATGCTACAGTGAAGCACTTGGAGAATTTGTGTCATTCATGTCTTATCCTGAAGTTCCTATTATGTTCAATGTAGTAGATAGGTTCTATTGCTTGAAAAGCAATTATCTGAATGAGATGTTTGCTGGAGATTACAATTACTTCTTTGGACAATACCAAGGCTATGACATAACCTTTGTAGCTAATGGTAAGACTCAACAGCAAGACTTGTCAGCAATAGATAAAATCTTTACTAACATAGAGTTTAGAGCTGACAGGTGGTCTGACAAACTTGATAGTATCTTATCTTCAGAATCACCCTTTGATTATGTAAGAGTGTGGAATGAGTACCAAGATACTGGCGAGGTTCTACTCAATAATAAAGGACACCTCCCTTCCAACCTTAAGAAGAAGTTCAGGATATGGAGGATACAGATACCAAGGGATGCTTACAATAGGAGAGCTAGAATGAGAAATACCTGGTGCAAGATTAAATTAGGTGCTGCTCCGAGGTATCATAATGGCAATGATGGGTTTGTTCAGCTCCATGACATATCCACTATATACTATATATAAGGCGTAACATTAATAAGGGCATAGGATAATTCTTATGCCCTTATTATTTTACCCATTAAAATATTGCTCAAGTCAAAATTTATTTATACCTTTGCACAATAAAACTTTTAATATATGGCTAAAGGAAAATCTACTTGGAAATATAATAAACTCCTTACTGGTAGAAGAAACTACTATAGTGGAGGAGGAGGTATGGGTGGTGGATGGCAGGGCCAGCTCTTCCAGGATATTGCTAGTTCAGTTCAAGTTGTAGGAAATAAGTTTGCTCAAGGACTCGGAGAAATAGCCTTAATGAACCATAACAAATGGATTGACAAGCAGAATGAGCAAGCAAGTGACTATGCTAGAACTCAGCAGGGCAGGACTATGACTGAGAATGCTCAAACTGCCCTGGCCCAAGCTAAGGAGGATAGGCTGCAAGAAACTGAACTGAGGAAATCACAAGAGCAAGAAAGGCAGGCCCAGTCTTTCTTTCAGCCTAAGATGTTCTGGGGCGGGGGAGGTCTAGGAAATTGGAGTCTTCCAGAGCTCCAATTACCTTGGGCACAAACCTTCATTAACCCTCTTTATGCAAGTCCTAAGCTCAATCGAATACCGAATATGAAGATTGCGCTCCCTAAAATGGACTTCTCTCTTAGCAAACCTAGTGGCTTAAATCTGCAGGTTCCCCAACTTGATTTTAGAGGAACAGGAGCTGCTGGTGCCGGAGCAGCTTCACAGCAGGGTGTTCAGGATGCTGCCCAAGGGGCAGTTCAGGATGCTGCCCAAGGGGCAGCTCAGGGTGCTGCTGGTGGTGACGGAGCAGGCTTGTTAGCTATGGGATTAGCAGTGGATAGAGCTGCGGGAAAACTAATTGGTGGTGACTATCATACAGGTGCTGGCGATGTGCTTGGGGCTCTACCAGGTTTGGGTATTGTTGGAGGACTTACCAATAGGTTCTTCGGTATGAAGACTAATCAGGCAGAGCTCAATAGGGTAAAGAGCGAAACTACAGCTTTAGCAAATGATGCTAATCAAGCATCAGCTGCAACTTCATTTGATGATAACTCCCTATCAGGCCCTACCAATGTTGACTTCAATGTTAAGGCATATAAAGGAGGTGTATTCAGCAAGGGTAAAGCTAGAAGGAAGAATAGAGCACTTGCCACTGAACTAAGGGCCGCAGCTGACTTTGCTGGTAGGACTGCTACTAACAGTATTGATAATATAGCAGATAACCAAATGAACAATGCCCAAGCAACATTCGCTGCTTTTGGTGGAGAACTTAACACACAGGGTGGAGACTTTACTAATGGCATGGTTCAAGTAAATGCTGGAGGTTCTCATGAATCTAATCCCCTTCAAGGTGTACCTATGGGTGTAGACCAACAGGGTGTGCCTAACCTTGTGGAGGAAGGTGAAGTTATTTTCAATGACTATGTATTTAGTAGAAGACTTGCAGTTCCCAAAGCCATCAGAGAAAAATATAAGCTTAGAAGTGCTGGGAAGGTTACCTTTGCAGATGCTATAAAGAAGCTTTCAAAGGAGTCGGAGGAAAGACCTAATGACCCTATTAGTAAGAACGGGTTAAATGCTATTGTGTCAGAGCTAGCTTCTGCTCAAGAGCAACTTAAGGCTAAGAAAGGAAGACAATTCAGTCATGGAGGGCACCTATTTAACACAGGTGGCTATGCCTATAACAACTCTTCCAATGATGCAAATATTGTCAACCATGCAATGTTTGCTCCTTATTTTTCTAATAATACATTTGACTTTGATGCAATGTATGCCAATGGTTCTGCATATAGAGCTGGCCTTGATACTATTGCAGCAGCATTATATAAGAGAAAGCAAGACCCCAACTATCAGTTCAATGATACTGAGGCAGGATACCTTGCAAGTTACATAAATAGTGTAAACCAATGGAATCCTGACAATAAATATGGTAGTATCAATGACCTAAGCTATGATAAAATTATAGGTGATGCACTTACTACAAGCGATGGTACTACATTCAACTATAATCCCAATGCTACTGGAAGGGGCTTTGCTCTTGATAGAAAGAGAGGAGGACATCACTTTGGTGTAGCTGGTGTGCAAGCAGCTCCTACTCCAGTAACAACCGCAGCAAAGAATAGATACTTTGAGTTTGGAACTACCAATCCTCTTGACTACTTTGAGGGCAGGAATGAGAAAGGTCAGACTTGGTTCGACCTTAATCCAGGCTACTCATTTGTAGATAAGAATGGAACTGTAAGAGACCCAGTAGATGAGGATGGAGTAAGCACTACCTATACTGACTTCTATCTAAAGAAGAATGAACCAGAAGTTCAAGAAGAAGAGGAAGGAGATGAATGGCAACCTGGCCACTATAATAGCTGGTTGAGATATGCTCCTGCTGTTGGTTTTGGTATGAGTGTTATCACTGATGCCTTTGGCTTAACCAATAAACCTGACTATAGTAATGCAGATGCTATACTAGAGGCAGCTCAAGGTGCCGGGACATACAATCCAGTTAGCTTCAAGCCTATAGGAAACTATCTCACTTATAATCCTCTTGACAGAGACTATTACATCAATAAGATGAATGCTGAGGCAGGTGCCACAAGAAGGAATATAATGAATACTTCAGGTGGTAATAGAGGTGCTGCTATGGCTGGTATCCTTGCTGCTGATAACAACTACCTCAATCAACTTGGCAGTCTTGCTAGACAAGCAGAGGAGTATAACTTTGCACAGAGAGCGCAAGTTGAGGAGTTCAATAGAGGAACTAACACTACCAACTCTCAAGGATTCCTACAAGCTGACCTAGCTAATCAAAAGGCTGCTGCTGAGGCAAGAGAGATGTCTCTAAAGGGAACTATGGCAGCTGCTGAATTGAGAGAGAAGACTAAGCTTGCATCTGATGCTGCTAGGAATGCCAATATATCAGGTCTGTTCCAAACTCTTGGAGATATAGGTTATGAAGAGAGAAATATGCAGATGATGGATTATGCTCTTGGACATGGCTTATTTGGCACTGGTGCAGAGGATGGATATGCTTTCACCAGAGGCAAAAGAAAGCCAAAGAAGAAAGCTGATGGTGGTTTAATTAGAAGAAAGAGAAAAGGCTTAACTTTTTAAGATATGAGTTACAGTTTATCTATAAATAGTCAATTCAGACCATTTACCTATGATGAGATGGTTAAGCCTCTAATGCAATATAAGGAGGTTTTTGATAAGGTAGAGCAGGATTATACTGACCTTGTTACTCAGACTGAGGTGTGGAAAGATATAGCAACACAGGAGAATAGTCCAGAGGCTTATGCTATGTAT